TCCCCAGACTAAAGAAATGATCAGAAAGAAATTTGAAACGATTAGAGATACAGAAAAACCACAATTAAACAAAAGCTGGAAGTGTACCAAGCTTTGTCCAGCGGGCAAAACAACCTTTGAGGAAACTTCTATTGGGCCTATTATTGAAAGAAGATTTGGGGTTCCCACTCGCTATGGAGAATACATGACTAGGTGCGAACAAACAAAATATATGATTGAAAAGCATGGCATTGATTGGGTAACCTCCAATATGGCATCCCCCGATCACGCTATCGGTAAATATGAAGCCCCCGGAGAAATATCGTGATAGAAATTGAAATAACACAAGAAATGAAAAAGAGAGCGTGGAAAAAGGCCAACGAGATGGGTGTAATCCACAATTCTATCATGAAGGGGGGCGGCAATATAGCTGGCTTCCTAGGAGAAGAAATCGCAAACAGCTTAATAGTCGGCGCAATAAGCAACACTTATGATTATGATATAGTCTCTAAGGATGGCATTACATATGATGTGAAAACTAAAAGATGTACGTCTGCTCCAAAGCCCAATTATGAATGCTCTGTTGCTAACTTTAACACCAAGCAAAAGTGTGACAGATACGCATTTGTGAGGGTAGAATTTAAAAACGGCAGATGGGGAAGGGCTTGGCTTCTAGGCTGGCTAACTCACGAAGAATATTTTCAGAAATCAAATAAGCTCATCAAAGGACAGGTTGATCCGTCAAATGGCTTTATTGTGCGGGCCGACTGCCACAACGTAGCCATTTCGGAACTGCGAAAATTTAGGAGAAGATAATGGGCTTCTATGTCCCACTTCACGTACACAGCGAATACTCCTTGCTAGACGGACTATCTCAAACAAAACACATAGCCGGTCGTTTGGAAGAGATTGAAAGCCCCGCCTGCGCCCTAACTGATCACGGAACAGTTTCCGGGGCCGTTGATTTTCAAAAAACAATCGGGGCTGCCTTTAAGCCGATACTAGGGTGCGAACTTTATCTATGCAACGATTCTGCTTCCATTAAAGACCCCTCAAACAGAAAACTAAAGCATCAGGTTGTTTTAGCAAAAAATCTAAAGGGATGGAAAAATCTTCTCTCGCTGGTCTCCCAAGCGAATCATCCTAATAATTTTTACCACAAGCCAAGGCTAGACATTAATCAGCTAGAAGAATGTGTAGGAAAAGACCTAATTTCTTTTAGTGGTCATCTAGGGTCAAGGCTAGCCACGTCCGTTTTAGACAACCCCGATTGGCAAAAGGATGGAGAGAGGGAAGCTAAGTTCTTGGAGAATATATTTGGAAAGGGAAACTTTTTTATAGAAATTCAACTGATCGATTCCCTACAGAATATACCAGCCAACGAGGTAGCTCAAAAGCTACGAGAGATATCTAAAATCACAGGCATTCCGTGTGTCGCAACTCCAGACGCACACTATTGCAGAAAAGAAGACGCTCACGACCAGAGGGTGCTTCTCTGTACGGCCCTCAGAAAAAGCATCAGCCAAATACAAAGTGAAATAAAGGCCGGAAAACTCGACTCAATGAAGACCTTTTTTGAGTCAAATAATTACCATATCCCAACTTATGAAGAAATGAAAAGCTTTCATACTGATGGTGAATTAGAAAATACGCTGCGCATAGCAGACATGTGCGACACCTATAACATATTGGGAGCCCCTAACCCCCCTGTCTTCAAATGTCCCAACGACCTTTCTCCCGACGAACACTTACGCGAGCTGTGTCGAGAGGGGTGGTCGAAAAAGATGGAACACGTCGAAAAAGGTCACCAAAATTTCCCAGAGTATGGCGATAGGGTCAATAAAGAAATAAAGATTTTTACCGAAACGGGCCTCTCCAGCTATTTCCTAATTGTTCGAGACATCCTCAACTATACTAGAGGCCGGGGCTATCTTACGGGGCCCGGAAGAGGAAGTGCGGCAGGGTGCATGGTCTCATACCTGACGGGAATTACGCAGATAGACCCGGTCATACACAATTTAATTTTTGAGAGATTTTATAATGCCGGTAGAAATACTGGCAACACAGTTTCAATGCCAGATATTGATATTGATGTCCCCAAAGAGGCAAGGGGAGACATCGTGGAATACATTCAGGGCAAGTACGGTGGTGACAATGTGGCACAAATCGTAACCTTCCAAACCCTGAAGGGGCGAGCCTCTCTTAAGCGCGTCATGGCGGCGCGCGGCAATATTGGATTTGACGAGCAAAATTCTATTACTTCTCACATTTTGGACGAAGCAAAGATTGCAGACGAATTACAGGACATGAAAGAAGAGCTGGGAACTTCCTCTGTGATTACTTGGGCCTTGGAGAATAAATCCGACAAGCTTAAGGAGTGGTGTGAGGTTGATGAAAGTGGGGGTCTACAGGGGCCTTTTGCGAAAATCTTTGAACAAGCAATCAGGTTAGAGGGAACTAAAATAATTCAATCAAAACATGCTGCGGGAGTGGTGATTTCCCCGCAGCCCATTTATGATGTGTGCCCAATGGTGATTGACAGGGAGGAAAAGGGAATGTTGGCTGGCTTTGAGGGCCCCAGTTGCGAAGACGTAGGTTTGCTAAAGCTTGATCTTCTGGGAATTAAAATGCTTGACAAGATAATGGAAATCCCCAAGATATTAGCAGGAGTATAATATTATGAATAATAGGTGGATTATAGTTTTTGACTGGGAAACCGATGGAATCAACCCCAACGAATGCAATCCGGTCGAACTGGCAGCAATTCCAGTGAACCCTCGAACCCTTGAAATAAAAAGGGAACAGGCGTTTAGTGCTAATATCAAGCCAGAAGGAATAGACAGCGAAAGCTACTTTACAAAAGAGAGAAAAGATACCATCGCATGGCACGCGAAGCAGAGGGGCGTTGACACCTCTGATATTATTGAAGAATGGAAAAAGGGACAAAGTGAAAAGGTGGTATGGAAGAACTTTTGTAACTATTGCGCAAAATATGAAGTAGACAAAAAGGCAGGCCAGTGGTACACAGAGCCCATCCCGGCAGGGTACAACATCGTTGGGTTTGACTTGCCTATAGCAAATCGTCTAGCCGAAAAGTATGGGACAAAATCGCCTTTCTCTAAAGTAAACAAGATTGACATTATGGATATTTTATTCGTATGGTTTGAGAATTTGGAAGAGCCCACCAACATGAAGCTCGACGTTGTAAGAAAATTTTTCGGCATCAAAGCCTCTCAAGCACACGAAGCCCTCTCTGATTGCATGGATGAAGCGGAGCTGATGGTTAAATTTATAAAGTTTCACAGAAAGCAATCGAGCGTTGCTAAGTTTAAGGGTGCCTTTGCGAAATGAAAAAATTTAAATGTGGCTGTGAATTTGAAACTGACAGGCTCGGCAAAACAGTCTTCAGTACAGACATCAACACCCTACCCTTTGATTGTCATAAAACGTGGGGTATGATTTGCGAAGGAAACACCAAGGGAGTTTTCCAGTTGGAGTCTCAGCTTGGGCGTTCTTTGGCTAGCCAAGCAAAGCCCGAAACCATAGAAGAGCTTTCTGATCTTATAGCCATTATGCGGCCCGGCTGCTTGGAGGCAATGGTAAAAGGCAAAAGCCTTACTATGCATTATATTGACAGAAAGCACGGAAAGGAACCGGTGGAATATTTCCACGAATCCCTCGAACCAATCCTCAAGAGTACCTACGGGATACTTGTTTATCAGGAACAGGCAATATTAATTGCTACCGAGATTGCTGGCTTTGACTTGCAGGAAGCTGACACGCTCCGCAAGGCCATCGGAAAGAAAAAAACAGACGTGATGGCTCAGGTAAAGAAGTCTTTTCTAGAAAAAGCTGAAAGTAAAGCCATTGTTACCAGAGAGCAAGCGGAAGAGATTTTTAGCTGGATCGAAAAGTCCCAGAGATACTCCTTCAATAAATCCCACTCGGTTAGCTATGCGTATAACGCCTACCTAACTGCCTATGCAAAGGCCCACTTTCCACACGAGTTTTTTACTTCGTACCTAAAGCATGCAGTCGGCAAACCCGACACATTTTGGGAAGTTCAGGAGCTTGTGAACAACGCAAAGCAAATGGGAATCGAAGTTATGCCTCCGAATATTCTTTATGGAAATGAAGAGTTTGAGCTTATCGGAGAACACCCCACATATGGAATAACAAACATTAAACACGTAGGAAGCTCCGTTTTTAAGAAGATGAT